GAATAACCGATGCTTCATTTGCTTGAATAACAAAGTTACCTGTGTTGATTCCACCATTTTCATCTGGTATAAAACCATTTTTAGAGGCATACTCTTTAATAGATTGTCTACGAGCACTGGTAGATTTATGCCAACCTTCAATTAATTTTATTTGGTCAGCGACAGTTCTAATATCTGTAACATCTGCAGCACCAGCAAACTTTGCAAGTTTTAACATAACCTGTTGCTCTATATAATCTAAAGCAATAGCACGTTGGGTATCATCTTGGGCATTTATAAACCTAGATACCATCTTGCGTTTAAAGTCAGTACCTTCAGCACCACGAAGAATCTGTAGACGATTTAAATCTGAGAGTACATCCATTACCGCTTCGTACTTACGTGGGTTTGATATGTTAATCATTCCTTGTGGGCGACCTGAGCCTACCCAAGCAATAGTACGAATAACACGATCATATGGATTTGATTGGTAAACCTTGGTACGCCAACCGTTATCTCCGTCTTTACCAAATAACTTTATATCACCAAACTTAGCCTGAAGCTTAAGTTTTTCTTTAGCAAGTTTAACTGACTCAATGGAGGCATACTTGCCAGGTTGGTAACTTGATGCTATTCCAACATTAACATCGTTCTTAAAACTTTCTAAAGCATACTTAAGTTCTCTATCTCGTCCTGCTTTATCATTAAGAACATCTTTTAGTCTAGGCGCAAGCTTAGGGTCAAGAACCTCTGTATGAAATTTAGTTAGATCCGAAATTGGATTTACATTATTCATTCCATAGTTATCTAAGTGATCAGCCAACAAAGGAGATTTTGTATATAATCTTTGAAAAGCTAATTTATCGCCACGCTCTGCTAAAAGATAGTCAGCCATATCTCTATGGTTATCAATACGAGACATAATTGTGGCAGATCTATTTGGATTAAAACCATTAGATACTAATGGGTTAGAAATAATCTTACTTGCATCTCTTGTCTTAACTGCATCATCTACTAGTTTGGCTAACCCTGTAGGAGCAGGAGTTCCATCATTACGAGCAGCCCATGCAACTGTATCTTCTAAGTTTTGTTTAAATGCAGCCTGAGCTGCTGGGTTTTTAATTACTTCAGAACCTAATGCTGCTGTCTTACCTGATCTAACTGCAACTCCAAGACCTTTTGATCCTAATAATGCAGCACCTAAGTCAGTACCACCTGATGCAATCCAACCAAGAAACTCATTCTTATATGCTTGGTTTCTTTTCTTATCATCAAAGACGTTAAAGTCTTTGTCCATAAATGTTGGTGTAATTTGATCTGGTAAAAATGCACCAACTGTCTGACCAACTTGGGTAGCAATAGCCTGACCCATTGAAATCTTTTTTGCTTGCTCTCTAGCAAATCTAAAACTTTGTACGAATCCTTTTGTTTGACCTTGACGTGCTGCTTCGCCAGCAAGGAAAGGTGTTGCTACTGTTTGAGTAACAGCACTAACCACATTGCCAATACCTTGCATCACATTAAGTGCTGGGTTAACTATTGGAGCGAATCGACTAGCTTGTGCTTTTTCTATTCCACTGACAAGTGCTCCGCCAACTTTTTCTTCTACTTTACCTACAGCAGTTTTATCTAATTGTTCTTTTTTAAATTCATTAACTCTGCTTAAAGGGTTAGGTACGGCGGTTGTTCCTGTTTCAGCTCTCCAGTCATCCCATAGACCCATCAGTATTAATTTCCCTTCCAGCAGTTAATTCTTCTAATAACGCAAGACGATCATCATCTGATTCAAAATCAAATCGTGCTAAATCCCAAGCGACTGGTGCTAATTCAAAACCCAGATACTCAAGATTCTCTTCAAATTTTTTAAATATTTTCATCTATTTGACTTTTTAAATACTTAGTAAATGCTTTCATAGTTCCAGTTGAGTTAGGTGAATCAGCAAAACTCTGCATCAATGGAAGGTATTTAGATATCATTGTTAAATCTTCAACCTGTGTATCGGATGAAGATTTTAAACCAAGCACTTCTCTACCTGGACCAGGAGTATTACCACCGACTCCAGCAGTAACAAATTCATTTGGTCTGCGGGTTTCCGCACCTAATGGGATTATGCCTGCTAGAGGATTTTCTGCTTTAGCCATAGGTGCAGATTTTTGTTCTGCTAAAAATTGCTGTTGCTCACCATACTCTGGATTTGGTAATCGCTTAGCTCCCTGTGATGGAGGTAAGTCACTTCGATTAGACATAGGTCCAGGCATAGGAACAGCAGCAGGATTAACCATTGACATAAGTTACCTACTTCTTTTTAGGACGATACGGAACAGGACCTGCATAACCGCCAGTAGGCACTTTGCCTTTTGATGGGATCTTGATTGATGTATTCCTGTAGATCTTTTTAGGATCTTTAATTTTCTTGTTTTCTGCCAGTAACTCTGAAAGAGTTACGCCAGACTTCTTAGCAATACCAGATAATGTATCTCCAGCATTTACTTTATAAGTAGAACCACCAGCACCTACACCAATAAATTTACCTTGACCAGTAATACGTGGTTGGTTACTACGGCTTTTAACTGTAGGAGTAGTTGTAGTAGATTGTTTCTTACCTGCTTGTGGATCTTTTGTTAGTGCCTGTAATATTGGTTTACCTAATAAAGCACCAGCAGTTAAAGCCATTCCAACTTTTCCTGTAACCGCTTTGCCTGCAAACCTAGCAGCACCTAGTGCTGCACCTTTAGCAGTAAACTTTTTCTTAGCAGATGATGATGCTTTAGTAGCAACAACTGCACCTGGCTTAGGACGTAAAACAAGTTCTTTACCTGTAGATGTTTTTGTAGCATCATACTTTGCTTGAATTTCTTTGCGTACTTTTGGAGTTAAACCTTCTGGACGAGTTGTTCCCATTTTAGTTTTTGGATCATAATTTACTACCTTGGCAACTTTACCCATTTGTCCTTTAGTAACTGGACCTTGCTTCTTAACTTTTGAAGCAGCAGACTTGGCTGCTGTAGCAATAGGTCCTGCAGCTTTAGCTGCTACCTTTGCTCCTTTTTCCTGACGGAATAAAGCTTTGTTAAGTGCAGACTTAGGTTTGATGCCTTCTTTAATAAACTTGTCGTACATGGCTTTACCTTCTGCATTAAGTTCTTTACCTGCAGCAAAACCTTTTTTAGAAACTGGTAATGTTTTTTTCTTTACTGTTTCCATCTTTTTAGATTCTGTTGCTGCAGCTTTTTTAGCAGCACCTGCAGTCTTTACAGTTTTAAATCCTTTAGGTTTAGGTTCTTTAATTTTATTACCATCTTTATCAACCTTGTAACCTTGTGACTTTGGTTCATTAACAGTTACACCACTACGAACCTTTTGGGCTGATGATGCAGTTCTACCTTCTGGCTTACCTGATGATGATGCATTAGGTTGAGATATTCTTTTTTGTGCTGTTTCAGCAATAGCACGATCAGACTTAGACATGGCTTTTAATTCAGCCTCATCATAAGGAAACATTCTTAATGCCTCTGCTTTGGCAGCAGCACGATCACGAGCAATACGCTCGAGTGAAGTTTCAGTAGGCTTAACGCTAATCTTATTACCTTTGTCGTCGGTAATATAACCTTTTTTAGCTTCCTTTTTTACTTCATTAAGTGCTTCAATATCATCGGCAGAGAATTTAGTAAAACGATCTTTGTCTTTTAGTCCTGCCTTGGCAGCACCTTGAAAGACTTTTTTAGCATCGACTTTACCTTGTCTGCGACCTTGCCTAAACTTTGTAGGTCTTTTTTTGGTTGCCATGGGTATCCTTAATTTATATAGAAAATTTACTTAACTTTATTGTTGTTGCCTTTAATGCCTTTAGGTGTAACGCCTTGCTTTACCATTCCGCCACCGACTATTTTGCCTGCTGGCTTCTTGCCCATAATGGCTGTACCTACTGGTGCCTTAGCTGATTTTCCTTGTTTTCCGAACATTTGTTTCTCCTTATTATGCTGGTATTTGACGAGTAACTCTCGCTGATAGATTTGGACTTCCTCCACCAGTTAAACCTGCAAGAAGTTCTTGCATTGCTGGTCTACCTTGTGGAAGTTGTGGTGCTTGACCACCAGCCATTGGCTCAGGAGCTGCTGGTACTTCTGGCATTCCTGGTTCGGCTGGTTGTTGTTTTGGTGCTGGTTCTGGTTTAAATGCATTTGAAACCGCATCTTCAAGGGCTACACCCTTTTTGCGATCATTAATTACACTTGCCATTTTTTCAATAATCTTCATTGGATCTTGACCTTGCATTACCATTTGTGGAATTGCAGCAGCCATAGAAGATACGGATGCCTTAAGGGAATCACGCATCTCTTCAATGTCAATTGCTCTCTCTTCTTCACCAGCATTTAGTGAGATAGGAAGGTTGCGACGCAACATTCCTCGAGAAATTAATTTATCTCCTCTTGCTTGTAGACCCCATACCAATGCACGGTTAGGATCTAAACCTGCCATTAAACCGTATTCAACGGTTACGCCATAGTTACCATTAATATCTGAACTTGGCTTGTATTTTAATTTATATGGAACTCCGTTGGCTGTTGCAGATACTTCACGACTTAACTCTGGGAAGTATGCTTCATCAGTTGCAAATGCAAATGAGATTGCTTGACCTATTGCTTCGCCAAGGATTGATTGGTAAATTTTAACTTGAGAATCATATCCAGCCATAAGTGCTTTAACACCTTGACCTGTAACAACTGAACCTTCTGCTTGTCCTGCACGAGCTTGAGGAAAGCGAGTTCCTAATTTCATTTCATCTGCTAGAACATTGTTCTCAGCAAAAGCATATTGAGGTACGTCTAGATTAACCCTACGAATTTTCTCAGGACTGTTCGAACGAATGACCGAATCAGGACCAATGGATAGAGAAGTAACATCATTGGGAAGAGCAAGAGGAGCTTCAACAGATTTTTGAACAGCCTCCATCGTAAGAAGCGCAAGTCTTGCTTTCGCTGCATACACTGGCAAGACGTCATCAAATTGTCCTCTGGCTTCGCCATCGAGTGAAGGACGTTGAGCAATCGCAACTGGAACCGTACCTGTCTTGTTGGGTGTCGTCGCAAGAACTAAACCTCCACGATCTGGTAAAAATAAAACTGTTCTTTCTTTATCTGTCCAACGAACAACCTGTAGTAATGAGTTACCATCACCACGAGTATATGCACCAGACTGTAATATTTGACTTGCATACTCTGGAAAGTGTGCTGCTAAATCACCCGCCTTACGGTGATATAAGCGAGCGTATACATTTACAACACCGAAACGATCTTGATCAAAGTATGCACCCATAGAGTTTTCAATATGGATGTGTGGTCTCTTATCTTTAAAGTTTGGTTCAACTCTAATAGGAACGAAACCGTATGTTGCTAGTTGATCTGCGCCACGCAGTAACTCCGTACCAAGCCTTGATGCTGCTACATAGTAGTTAGCAATCTTTGTACGCTTGTCAGCTTTGGTACGCTGGTTGTCATCTAATGATGAATCCCCAGCAGCAGTAATGGTAGGTAGAACACCGACTTGTTCAGAGACATCTCGAGCAACGACATCAACAAGGTTAGCAATGATAGGGCGTGACCATACTCCTTCAGGAAATAATCCTTGGAATACTTGATCAGCCTGTCCTGCTCTTACTAATGCAACCTCACGCATACGTCTATCACGTTCGGAGTTACGAGCTTTTAATTGCTCAAAGGCTTGTTGTAAATCTTTCATTAAGTCACAATCTCGCTGTCCGCTGCGCTGCAGCTAAGTCATCTAAGTTAATAATGTATCTTGATTCAATATCTTTTCTAGGAGTAAATTGATTATTTAAAAAGTTAGGTACATTATTCGAGGTAAGTAAAGTTTCTCTTGCTACGATCTCACAGAACCATAATGCCATCACGGCATCCATCTTGAGCTTCTTACCTTGTACTCCTGGTTGCCAGGTTACAAGTTGTTCGATTAACTTCTTTACGTGTTCATTCTTTGAGCTATCTGGTAATTCAATTAAATTATCCCCAGCATGCTTAAAGTTATTCATGACACCATCCCGCTTAGTAATGGTGCCGAATAAAGGAGCGAGTGAGGCTACGCCGAACTCGGGATCCTGTTTATTATTTCCTGTGTAATGAGGTCTGTAGTTAACTCCTCGTGTTGACAGGAAGTTACGAATCTCTTCGTCTTGTGTAAGGAAAAGCTGAAAGGCATTTGATTCCACAATGACCACATGCGGTTTATACGCATCGGTCCACTCCTTGATAAGAGAACGGATTGCTGCAGGTGTAGGAGCCGTCATGACGTGAACGTCCATGATATAGCGTTTATGTGACCTGCGGTCAACCGCATAAGCAACAGCAGCGGTATCACCAGACATTGCTGGATCTATACCAATGACTCTAAAAAAGTTATTAGAGTTCTCAGGATGACCTGCTGCGCTTGCAACCAATGCACCCGATTTTCTCATTCCATTTACTGCGCCTCTGACGCACATCGGGTCGAAGATTGCATTCTCCGCAATATCGAGGTTCTGGTAAACCAGTGACCACTTAGATGGTCCTGCCTCGTTACGGACAGCCGTTAGACGCTGTCCTGTCCATCGATCAAACAAGCCATCCTCATCTGGGATATCATCCTCAGTGAGTTGTTGTTCGGATTTTTCCCATAGACATTTCCAGTCTTTAGGATCGTCTGCGTATTCTAAGACGGCAGGCATCGATAAATATGACCAAGGTAATACACCATCGGTGTAGTGGCTTGGGTTTCTTAATTCTTTATATAGATCAACTGCAGAGACTCTGGTACCAACAACAAGAAGTTGACCCCCAC